TTTTTCAGCTTTTCATCAAAGAAAATCAGAATGTTATTTAACGTTTTGTTTTCCGCTTCGATTTTTCTAAGTCTTTCAATTTCTCGGCTCATTAGTTCGTTTTTGGTGTGTTCGTCTAACCAATCAGATTCAATCTCTTTGATTTTGTCAGCTTGGTCTTGTAACCGTTGTTTGATTTGTCTTAATTGTGCAATCATTTTTTTAGTTTTTAATTGTTGGGAAATCTTCTCTATCTGAATTATATTTAATTATTCTAACCGAATTATTCGTTATGTATGCATTGAATGTTTTAATAATAAATGCTCGTCTAGTTTTTACTGTCATTTTAGCTTTATTATTCATTCTATTAGCTATCAATTTATTTCTAAGGAAAATAATAGTTTCGTGAGAAACTTCTGTTCCTTGACATAATTGGCGCATAAATTCAAATCCTTTTTGACCGTGTTTTTTCTTTAACAAATAAATAAAAAGAGCTACATCGAAAAATTCTAACACTTGTTGAAAATTTGCGTAAAACCTACCAGCTAATAAAATTACATCATCAATAAAATCTTTGTTTTCATAGTAGTAATTTAAAACAGCTTCATTTGTTAAATTCAATCCAATTGAAACTTTTTGACCTACATCTTCTGTCTTGTCATAATGGCTCAAGGCTTGGATTAAAGAAGCTACACGAGTAGAATATTTGACCTTATTAATTGTTAAAACGTCTGACGCTGACCTTGGCTTCCCTGTATCTAAAACAGGCATAATTGAAGAATCTAAATCTTCTATAAAAAGAAGATCTATAGATTTATTAGCCTTTATAATAGCGTGCAATCTATGTTGACCGTCTAATATACTTCCATCTTTTGCTATTTTAATAGCTTCACCAGTTTCAGATTTCCAGTTTCCTTTTTGAATGTCATCAGCGTACCTAAATACTCTTTTATCTTCAATTTTTCTATTTTTACGATTCACACTTAGCAACTCTTTAGCTAAGGTTGGCGTTATGTTTTTTATACTAATTTTCATTTCTCTCGATTTATTCGGTTAATAAAATTCTTTGCTTTCTCAAATTCTTGATGCAAAATCGTATTTTCACGTTCTAAGCTATTAACTTTCTTTATGTAATACTTCTTTACTTTTCTTGTCTCAGAGTTCTTTACAGCTACTGTAATCGCTAAACCAACGATAACAAATAGCAAGGCGATGTTTATCATAGTTATTTATTTAAGAAAGTTAAATAAGATTTATATGCTTCATATACGGCTTGAATTTGTTTGAATTGTTCCGTACCTCTTTCAGTTAATAGTTTTTCATCTGAATTAAAAAATTTATCCCAATCCTTTATTTTTCTTTTTTCGCAACCGATATGAATTAAATTACCATTTGTGATTCCGTGTGACCACCTGCAATAGATAGGTAATTTGGTTGTTTTGTCTAAGTTTTCCGAGTTGCTAAAAATCGAGTTGGTAAAATTCGAGTTGGTTAAAATCGAGTTTCTAAAAATCGAGTTGGTAAAATCCGAGTTGGTAAAATCCGAGTTTCTTAAATCCGAGTGGGTAAAATCCGAGTTGGTAAAATCCGAGTGGCTTAAATCCGAATCTCTTAAAATCGAGTTTCTTAAATCCGAATTTCTAAAATCCGAATTTCTTAAATTCGAGTTGCTTAAACTTACATTTTCCTTAACTGCTTTTTGAACAGCTTCTCTAATCGTTTTAGCTTCACAAGAGTAAATTACTTCATTCGTGTAGCGGTGTTTAATTTTAATAATCATATTGTTTTGTTTTAAATTGCTTTCTCAAATTCTTGATGCAAAATCGTATTTTCACGCTCTAAGCTATCAACTTTCTTTCTGTAATACTTCTTTACTTTTCTTGTTTCCGAGTTCTTTACAGCTACTGTAATCGCTAAACCAACGATAACAAATAGCAAGGCGATGTTTATCATAGTTATTTATTTAAGAAAGTTAAATAAGATTTATATGCTTCATATACGGCTTGAATTTGTTTGAATTGTTCCGTACCTCTTTCAGTTAATAGTTTTTCATCTGAATTAAAAAATTTATCCCAATCCTTTATTTTTCTTTTTTCGCAACCGATATGAATTAAATTACCATTTGTGATTCCGTGTGACCACCTGCAATAGATAGGTAATTTGGTTGTTTTGTCTAAGTTTTCCGAGTTGCTAAAATCCGAGTTGCTAAAATCCGAGTTGGTTAAAATCGAGTTTCTTAAATTCGAGTTTCTTAAATCCGAGTTGCTAAAAATCGAGTTGGTTAAAATCGAGTTTCTTAAAATCGAGTTGCTAAAATCCGAGTTGGTAAAATCCGAGTTGGTTAAAATCGAGTTTCTTAAAATCGAGTTGCTAAAATCCGAGTTGGTAAAATCCGAGTTGCTTAAATCCGATTGGCTAAAATTCGAGTTGGTAAAATCCGAATTTCTTAAAATCGAGTTTCTTAAATCCGAGTTTCTTAAATTCGAGTTTCTTAAATCCGAGTTGCTTAAACTTACATTTTCCTTAACTGCTTTTTGAACAGCTTCTCTAATCGTTTTAGCTTCACAAGAGTAAATTACTTCATTCGTGTAGCGGTGTTTAATTTTAATAATCATATTGTTTTGTTTTAAATTGCTTTCTCAAATCTAGTAATTAACTTTTGTTGATTTTGCGCTATTGTGATAAACGGCAAATATCAATTATAAGTGGTTAAATATTACTTTTTACTACAATGTTCATTTTTCCGTTTATTAATTCATTTCGGGTTTCCCTGTCGGGTTTTGCCGTGTCTATTTCAAATGTTTGAAACACGACTTCAACTCCTTTTTCGATGTAGTTTTCTTTTTCTCTACCTTGTCGAATCTTTTTTACTAGGTTCTCCATAACTGAATAAATAAATCTATCATCTTCGTAAGTTAGTGAGATTGTTACGTGTTTCATCTCTTAACAATTAAAGTTTTTCCCTCGATTTCTTTAATAGTGAATTTCTCGTTTAAGTTTTCTACTAATTCTTTAATCATAGGGAGTTTGATTTCGGTTCGTCCGTTTAGCATATTGTTGATGCTGGTGTAGTTAACCTTAGCATGTTCACAAGATTTGTTAAGCGATTTATAACCTTGCTCAATGTAATATAGCGTTACGGCTTTTCTTAATTCGGTGTGGTTCATTTTTATAAAATTAAAGGGGATTTCTCCCCTGTTTGTTACTATGCTAAATTTGTTTTAGTTGGTAGCATATTTTAATTTAAAACGTTGCACTAATACGCTAATCGCATTTCTTGTGCTTCCAGTTAAATAATCCATTAAACTTTCTGCATCTTCATCAATTATTTCTTCATAAGCTGCTTTATTTGTAATCCCATAATGATTAGCAATGTTTGATAAGATTTCGTTTTTTGTTTTTAAATCAGTTGAGTTTAAAAAAGCGATTGTAAAAGTTGAATTTTTCATAATTTCTATTTGTTTTTGTTTTTGTTTTTGTTTACCTTACAAAGATACAAAACTTTTGCAATACTGCAACACTTTTGTAAAATATTTTTTATTTATTTTTTTTTTGACCATAAAAAAAGCCACTTTTTACGGTGGCTAATTATACACAAATGGAAAACAAAACGTTGTAAAGGTAGTAATTATTCTTTATCGTTCTTAATTTTTTTGTAAAAACTTGAAGCATTTAATAATGCTGATTTTACTTTCTTCAATGTTTTTGAAACTCCGCTAAAAATATTATTACCCGAAAAATCAAACCAATTCTCATTGATAGAAGATAATTCGATTAGGCAAAAAATTACCAATAAACCATTCGTAAATAATGCTGGTGTTAGGATTTTTCCTAAATCATAACCTAATGTAGCCGCTGATTTTAAAGCAAAAGGAGTTAAGAAATATACGTCTAAAGGAAGTAATGGTAAAATAACAATCATATAACCAACTACTTTTAAAAAGTACCCTTTACGTGCAATTCTTGACTTGTACAAATCTCTAAAAGGTCGTTTTTCTTTTTTAGAAATTGTGCGTAATGATAGAATTTTGACAATCGTATCAATTCCCATTATAAACATTAATACTAAGCATACTAATTCAATTGGTGCTAAAAAAGTAGTTATTGTTATTGTTAGGTAAAATATAATATTTTTCATTCTGCTAAGTGAAAAGTTTTAGTTTCAAAATTAAAGTAAATTTCTTTACCATCTGGATTTTCAAGCGTACACATTTGAGTTATTGCAATTTGATTTTCAACAACCTCATTATCTTTTTTGCAATATAAAACGTTCCCTGTTAATTCGTTAACAATTGTAAATTCATTTGCTCTTTCCATTTTCTTACATATTAGTTATATGACCACCTAATAAATACACACTATCTCCCGAGTTACCTAAAGTCGCTTCTATATAAAGATATTGAGTAACTGTTCTGTCTATTTCAATAATAGAGGGTGCAGATGGACTCACAGATAAATCGTTAATAACATTAACACTTGAAAGAAGAATTATTAAATCTCCACCACTATAACTAGGATTTCGTTGCATTGGAATCCAGAGGTTGTTAATTGCACAAGTAAATGTTGCTATTCTAGCAGTTGTTCCACTTGGCATCGTTGATAATGTTGATAACTTGTAATTGAACACAATTACACCCGCACCCCCTATCTTTTTAAGTGGTGTATAAATACGAATAGAATCTTGTAAATTGATGCTATTGGCGGGGATTTCAATTTTTGCTAATTGTGTTGGTGACGTTGTTCCTGTTAATATTGCACTTGTTGGAATGCCGATATGAAATAAACCTAACTTTGATTCAATTGATGCTTTTGTTTCGTCTCCAGTATTCGTGCCTGTCGTTACTGAACAACTATTGCAAGTATAAGTTCCTCCTGCTAAAACTTGCACCGAAGTTGCGCCATCCGTTACCGTTACATTTGGGCAACCGCTTGTAAATCCAGTATTACAAACAGTCATTTCCGACATCATTGCAACATCGAAAGTCATCGCCCAACCTGCTAACTTATTTTCAAACCTATCCGTAAAAGGTTCTAAAGTTGGTGAACCATCTATCATTATGTAATCGGGGTTTAAATCGCCCCTTGTCATTATTTCGTAAACACGGTTTAACGATTGCAACATCGCATTCATTATTGACGGCTCAACATCGTATTTCTCTTTACCGTCTAAAATATCCATCGCTAAAATAGTAACGTTGAATCGTTGCAACTTGCCTTCGATAGTAGCTGAATTTACGATAATATGCGCCAACGGAAAAAGCGTTTGTTTCGCCAAATCAATATCCGAAATCTGCCCGTCTGTAACGGTGCTAATTAGGTTCGTTGCGTTTAACTGCGCCTTTAAAGTATCTAATAATTTAAAATAACTCATTTCTTCGGCTTTTCAGTTTCTTCCTTAATTTTTTCTAAGAAAATTAACAACTTTTCACAATTCTTTTTTGACCGCTTTTTCATAGAACCCAATTAGTGAAATTAATATCTGAACTTGGATAAATATCGCCGTTGCTATTACTATTGTATTCGGGAAATAACGCTTGGTTAAAACAAATAAAATCAACAAATCTATTGCTATAATGATTAGCCGTTTGCGTTTGTTTATCAATCAATAAAGAAAGTTCTAAACGGTCTATATTCTCGCTACTTTCTGCGTTGTGTTTATAGACCCCTTTATTCCCTATCGTGTATGCTGAATAAGGTAAATATTCAACCATTGCCCAGTGAATAAGCATCGGTTTAATATAAGTATTTACAAGCGTCAAATAGTTACCGCCCAAAGTGTTTGCGATAATATCCGCTTTAATTTTCTCTAGTAAATCCGTTCCTAAATACTTTTGAACGTGAATATCTTGAGCGATTTTAATATACTGAATAAATTTGTCGGGGTCAACGTTTCCGTTTAATGAAGTGAATTTAACAACATCGTCCCTCGTTATAATTAGTGCTTCTGCCATTATTGAAAGCGTTTATTTGTTGGTAAAAAACCGTTAAACGGCATATCTTTTGGAAGCGTTGAAACAAGTTTATCATTAACTACTTTATAACCTAACTTTTCAGCTTTTTTCCCTGCTATTTGCCTTGCTGTTTCAACATCAATTGCTTTGCCTTCAAAGGTTGCGTAAACGGCTTTATTCCATCGGTGGTTACAATCTCCACCTCCTTTATACAACCAAATGGAATAAGTGTCTGATCCTTTAGGTCCCCAACCTGCATTAACGGGCAAAGTTCCCATTTTCATAATATCTTCTTTTCGATACACCTTAGTTGAACTCATCATTGCTTTACAAAATTCTCGGCTATTTTCAGACATTTTTCCTGCGTAAATATATCGTGTCAAAAATTTAATTCCGTCAATTGTTTTATCTTGCTTACTTGTAATATTTGGTCGTGGGTCGCCAGTTGAAACAAAATTGTAAATTTTACTAAAAAGCGACAGTTCTAAATCTTTAGAAAGCATTTCGTTTTCTTCATCGTCGTTTTCGTAATCAACTTCTTTAATATCAATCAAAACCCAATCTTTTCCAATTTCTTCGCCAAAAGAAGTAATATCAATTTGTGCGCTTAATTCCGTTCCTGTTTCTTCTTGTTCCTCTTCGCTTGTTGTAACGTTCTCTAAATCGGTAAACTCCAAAGGTTGTAACGTTTTAAAAAACAATTTAGCAGTGTTTCCGTTGTAGTTTAATATTTGTTCCAATCCATCGAGTAAAAGTTGCTGTAACGGTCTAATAACCATATTGTCGAACAATACAAACGCATTCTTTAATTCATCTGCATTACTTCCAAAACCATTTGCCGAACCTAACCCTAATAATAAACCGCTTGTAATTGAGTGAGAAACCATTATTTTTTTCTCACATTCAGTAGCCAAAAATTGATAATGGTCGGGTGCATCGGTCAAAGGTATATCGTCAATAGTCGTTGCTGTTTCTTTACTATTGTTAAAAGCTACAATAACCGATTCCCCTTTTGAACCAGTTAGTTTGCTTTTAACTTGCGATTGCAATAAATTTTTGGTTTCAATATCAGGAACACCGTTATTAAAATTAACGACTTTCGTTCCGCTAAAACGTTTTTGTACCGTGTTAATAAGGTAATCGCTTACTTCTTCTTCAAGTAAAGCATACGCCGTTCCCGCCACGTAATCAGGTGTTGCAAAATACTTCATTCCAACCGCATAAGGTTTAACACAAAGTATTTCTATTTTATCTTTTGAACTACCAAACGCTGCAAATCTTTTAGGCGGAAATTTTTTAATATCTTCCCAATTGTCTGAATAATAATAACCGTTAATTTGTCCGTATTCATCGCATTTTTCCATAGCTACTAAATTCATATCCATATGGAACGCTTTTAGTATTTTATTGTGTTTGTCGTTGTAGTGTACTTGAATAACGCATTGTCCTAACGTTTTTAAATCAAAGCATAATTTCCGTAAACAGTTTTTATTGAAAATAGCCATTACTTGAGCGTATTCGTTTGGTTTACGACTTGCATCAATTACTCCTAATCCTTTACCGTACATTAAGCGAGTAACGTTATTAATGATACTCATATTCGTTGTTGACTTTCTATATCGGTCAATCAAAAATTGAAAATAATTATTATTGTCGCCAAAAGTAACCCAATCTTTTTGTTTCGATTCTACGATTTGCGGTGCTTCGTACTGCGCCAAATTTATTATATCTATATTCATAGCATTACAAAATCATTATTACTTGAGTGTTCATCTGTTTGCAATCCTGCTTTATAACACCAAACACGCTCACTCCCTAAAAAAGTAGTTATGTTGTAAAGCTGAACAATATAAAACCGCCCTGCCTTTAAAGAATAAACGGCTTGTATTCCTACGTAATAACCGAAATCATTAATCGTGGGTGCGTTAATCGTTGCGCTTGTTCCTGCTTCTTCATCAATTACAATTATCTGCGTAATCGTTGTTGAACGTGGCGCACATTTCAATTGTTGCGGTGATGCACTTACTTGTAAAACATTCATATTTATAAAACTACAAAACCTAATTTTTGTTGCATAAAAAAAGGGAAGCCAAAACCTCCCTTTTAACAATTAAACCAAAAAACAAACCTATGAAGTTGTAAACGAAGCCAATGAAGTTAAATCAGACAATAAACCTGCTTCCGTATTGCAATTAATAAAGTTTGCAGGTAGGGTTTCCATTCCAGTAAACGTTAACGAGTAACCGTTTAACTCACCCATTTCTGCTCCACTTGCCATAGTTCCTGCAGTTACATCCATTCCACGTTTTAAACCTGCAATTTTGTAAGTGTTATCTCTACCTCTTACAATAATATGCGGACGTCCGTATGAAAGCAATTTAACCATTTTTGTAGTAGTAGCGTCTTGTTTTTTCAAAGTAATACTTAATTCTTGTGAAAAGAAAGTAGTACCGTTGTTTCTGTCGCTTGTGATAGTTTCTGTAAAACTATTAGTTCCTTTTAATTCAAATTTGTAACACGCTGTAACGTTAGCAATTGCAGTTATCAAATCAGCGTTAGTTCCGTCATAAGTTACATCATTTTCAGGGTTAAAATCCCCAAAATTGATAAAATATACAGCATCTAATCCACCAACTGAATCCTTACAAACTTCTAATCGTCCGTTACCTAAATCGCAACTCATCTTAATTTACTGAATTTGTTATACCATAAGTAACAATCTCCTCAACGATTCCGTATTGAACACCTGCAGTCAATCGCATTACGATTCTTACATTTTGTGAACCTTCTATTTCCGCTTGGTCAATTACACGTACCTCTTGAGAATCCGCTAATAAGCCAGTTCCAAAAAACATATTAGATTTCGTTGAAGCGATAGCCGTTGAACTTGCAAGTCCTGGGCAATGTGCAATTTTAACCCCCTCGAAAGGTAAAACAGCACCACCGTTAAACCACATTGAACCTTTATTATCGATACCGTTAGCACCTAAGTTAGTGGCGAAACCACCCAAAGCACGAACGTACAATCTAAAAAAGTTTGTTGAAACGTAAATGTGATAATCGTCTTGAGAAGAAACCGCAATCGGCGTAGCATCTAATATTTTCCCTAATTCAGCAATTACGTTAGTTGACAATAAGCCACCGCCAACAAGTGCAAGTTCTTGCGCTGTTGGTAAAGCAGTGTCTAAAGATAATAAAGTTGAAAAACCGTCAAACTCCCCCGCATTTGAAGCAACCCCTCTCCAAATGTTAACTTCATTTTCTGAAGCAACTTTTTCTGCGTATTGTGCTAAAAGAAAATCAGTAAACGATTTCGGCATTACATCGAAAGCTGAATAACCCATTTCGATAGCATCCCAATCATTTCTAAATGTTGATTTACACAACTGACGGTTTACTTGTAATTCTTTTGGTTGTAAAATTCTTTCGGTTAAAGTAACCGTTCCCGTTGGATTAAAGTCACACGAAGCATTACTCAACAACTTATCCGTTGTCAATCTTTTCACTACTTCTTTAAACTTTACATTCGGCTTGATAGTGATTAAGTTATTTGCCAAAGTTGGTGCGGGTAACAAAGCCGCTGCTATATACTTACCTGCGAACTCGCCTGCGTAAGTAGTTGTTATTGATGTACTTGTACTCATTTTTTATAGTTTTTTAATTATTATACTGCTGTTAAAGTGATTGCTCCTGCTGTAACACCTGAACCGTTCACATACCAGTTTGTACCGTCGCAAACTAATTCTGCGAAGTCCCCAACTGATTCTGCTGAAGCTACAAACGAAATTGTATTTTCGTTAACTCCTGCAACGTGCGATCCGTTAACTATCACCGAACCTTCAATTATATTTGATGCTGCTAAAACTGTCCAGTTAGTTGTAGCGAAAGCCAAACCAACTACAAATTTAAATCTTAATCCTGATGATGTTGCCACCGCTGGTAGTGTGATTTGCGCTCCTGCTGCTGCTTTTAAAATTAATACTTTGCCACTATCTTCAGCGGTCAATGTTATTGCGCCTGTTACGGCTTCTACTTTTGCCAACTGACGCTCGATGTCGTTGGTTACTGCTAAATAGGTTGTACTCATTTTCTTATTTATTTATAAATTTTAATACTAAATCCATTGTTGATTTCGGCGCTTTTGATTGCTCCATTTGTTTTGATTCGGGGTTGTGAACAATTGGTTTCGGTTCTTGCATTTGTGCTAACTCAGTTTTCAATCTTTCGTTTTCCTCTTTTAAAGATTCCATTTCAGAAAAGAAAGTTTCTTTAACCATTGATTCAACCGTTTTTTTAACCGTTGCTTTATCAATCATTTTTTCTTCTTTTTTCATTTCTTCTTCGGGTGCTTTAACTTCTTCAACTTCTTCTTTCGGCTCTTCTTGTTCTTTAACTTCAGCAATTACACCCTCTTGCGTTACAACTACAATCATTCCGTTTTCAACAACATACTCACCAACGGGCATTGGTATTCGTTGTTCATCTTCGGTAATTATAAACACTTCGTTGTTTGGCTCAAAGCTATCTGCTTCGATTACCGTTATACCGTCGTTTAATTTCATTTGTTCTAACTTCACTTCGATTCCCAAAGCGACACAAATTTTTTTTACTATTTCTTTGTAATTCATAATTGTTTTTTTTATATAAACTATATTGTTTTTAACATGTTGCACTTTAGCGAATAATTACTGTTGTATTTGTACTCTGGTTTATTACTGTTTGTGAACCTCCGTTAACAGTTGAACCGATACCTTGCTGGGAAAGTTCCCCCTCGCAACATTCTTTTCGGTACTTTCCGTCCTTGCATAAACAACCACGTTTACCGCCTTTTGGTGATGTTGTTCTTGTTGCCATATTATTTTCTTAAAAAATTTACTGCATCCATATCCCAATTTTCACCGTATAATTTAGATATTTTTGCACCTAATTGAAAAGGTATTTTTGTTTCTATTCCTAAATCAGATGCTTGTTTGTATAACTTTTCTGATTCATCTCTTAATAATTTAAAATCAGAAGCTATTTTTTTATCTAAAGTTTTAAATTTATTTTTAACTGAATCTAAACTTTTAATTAAATCAACTACTTGTTTGTTTTCAGATGCAAACTGATTAACTTTTTTTTCTAAATCTTGCAACAACCCCAACTCAACGTGCATTCCTAATTCAACTTTTTTGCTTTCAATTCTGTTGATAATCTCTAAACTTTTCATTTGTATGATTTTATAATTTGTACTACTTTATCACGTGCTGACATTTCATAACGTTCGGCAAAATAACCCTCGATTGAAAATCCTTTAAAATCGCCTTTCTTTACCTTTTCCCACGTTTCATCGTTATCAACTTTCATTGCAATCATCCACGTACCTACGGGCAAACTCATTTCGTAAAATGCGCTTTTATCTTTTTTGCTATCCTCAATAATCCACGATTCAACAATAGTCATTCCGTCAACTTTAACGGCGT